GAAGTGGCATTCGCTTTGCGTGACGAACATGCGAAGATCAATTCATTCCTTCTCCACCCATCCTTGACCAATTGATTGAAATTTGTAGCCGGTTCGAGCGGCTTGCCTTCGCGCCATGTCGGTACGACCTCGGCAACTTTCACGGCTGTCATGCCGATAATCTCCTGCGCAACTTCCTTGGCAGTGGGACGCTTAAACCATCGGCCAAATATACTCATGGGATAACTCCTTCCGGGTCATGCTTGCATTGTAAGACTTTTGGGGTAACTACGCAACTAAAACAACTGCGGCATCATGGTCGTTACGAAATTGCACATCATAAGCGCCTCGCCCATATCGGGGCTGCGCCCAATGCGAGCCCTGATTTCTTCCTTATCTTCCACCTTGACCCCGGCGCTGGATACCTCATAACGCGCAGAGCATAGATCGGCAAGCAGTTCCGTACTCGGCGGCAGGGCAAGATCTCCGCCGCCGTTCGGGTCCAGGGCATCACGCATCCGCCAGTACATCTCGGCGCGCTTGTTTCTCATTTTCAATTTCTTGCTTTTATCACGGTACTCCGAGCCTTCCGCCGCATTGAAGGGGGTGACTTTTTTGTACATCACTTTCAGGTGATCGTAGCCGGACGAACCGATCCCGCTCACGTCAATATTGATATAGTTCGGTTCCGCCTCCCCTATCGTCTGCCTTGCCAGTTCCGCCAGGATCGCCCCGTCTGTTACTACCGCGCCCGCCCAGGCTTTCACTTCATCAAACCAATTATCATATCGTATTGCCAGAGTCGTCTTATCGCTTCCGCCGCGCGAGCAGTCAATTCCAACGGCGGTCAATGGCACGTTCGGCTTCTCACGTTCCAGCCAGCGCTGCTGCGCCGCCCTTACCCACTCAGTCGGGATGATCTGGAACGGGTTTTGCGCGATGGAAGCCGAGAAGTCGCCGTGCAGGAATTTTGCACGCAACTCCTCAGGCAGGGATTGAAGGACTGAAATATAGCGGGTGTCTTTCGAGTAGTAAGGATTGTCTTCAAGCCTTGACGGGATGAAGGTTCTGGAACGCGGGTAAAGCATTTCGCCTTTATGCAGGATCGCTTCGCCGCTGGGTGCCTCACGCTCCTCGCCGTCCATTGTGACGTACCAGCGCAACTCGCCCATCCTGGCCGGGTGAGGATGGTGCGGATTGACCCACGCGCCCCAACGTTTAATTACCCACCCGCCGGCTTCATCAACCGGCGGGTTGCCTGTTACCACCACGCGCACGCGCTGTCCCGTGTCGGTTGTCCGGTTCCAGCCGCATATAAATTCATACTGGCTTTCGGTAAACTCAGTTATTTCATCGAAACTTTTAAGATCGTGCTGCCTGCCTTGCCAATTGGCTTTGTTATCTTCGTACTGTACCGCTCCAAATTCGATTGTCCGCCCGTCCGGGTAGGTCCAGATATGATCCGATTTGTTTTCATCCGCCACGTCTCGTATAACATCCCTGACATTGCGGATGATCTCTTTCAGGTTCGGGTACATGCGGCGGAAGATAACCGAATGGGTATGCAGCTCACAAGCCAGGCCGATAAGCAAAAAGGTTTTTCCCCCACCGGCTGCCCCGCCGAAAAACAACTCGTCTGCGCGGGATGTGATTGCCAGCCATTGCTTATGACTTTGTGGAGTCCAGACCGCCGTCCGCTTTACTACCCGCTCCAGGTATTGCTTCTCCGAGCGATATTTCATCAAGCGCATGAGCGAGACTGGATAAGGTTCTTTGATATTCTTCATCGGTAACTTTTTGTTCAGGTAACAATGGTTTCCCATCCTTACCCGTTAACTCTGATTTTTTGGGCGCGTCAAGCCCCATCAGTTCACAACGTTTATTGATACACCATTGCACACCGGCCAGGAAGCGCGGGTCGCCAAGCAGGGACTCTTCGGTCTCGCCGGCTTCCTGAATTGTATCTCCCATTTTCTTGGTCGCTTTCTTGCTGCGCTTGACGTTGGTCCCGTAACTGCGCTTCCATGCCGACCAGTACTCGCGCTCAAGATCGTCAACCTTCGCCAGTTCCTGAGCTTTACGCTTGTCGAAGTCCATCAGGGATGATAACTTCCACTCCTCCTGAATGGCGGCAAGGTCGTTGCTGATCGTAGACTGCGAAAGGCTGAGTTCTTTGGCAATGTCGGCTTGCAACTCCCCGCGCAGATACATTATAGATATGCGCCGCCGGTCACGCTCGATCTGTGACGCGCTGCGGGGAGGCTTGGCGGGTGGTTTTTTTGCCTTTGGTAGAATCGGCTTAGGTATTACTGGTTTCATTTCTATTTTTTTGTCCATCTGTATTATACAACTAAAAGCGCCTCCTATTTCAGGGAGGCGCTTTTAGTTGTCGGATGGTTAATTATGCTGCGGAATTACCTTTAGGTTTATGTATCGCTCCGGGAGGTAAGGCTGCAAGTCCTTTTTGATGTAATGCTTGACGCCGAGCCGCTGGCAGAGTTCAATCATCTTTTCGGTGTAGGTCTTCCAGTCGGTGGTCTTGGTCATCGGCAGGTAATTAAAGGCAAAGTACAGCCAAAACGGACGTAACTTGATTGCCTTTGCCATCACGAAAAACTCCGTTCCTTCTTGATCGCCGCCCATGTCCGCTTTGCCACTTCCTGAGCGCCATCATACGAGAGGTGTATCCCGTCCCATGTGGCAATGTCACGCAACTCGATCAAACGGGTGGTCAAGGCAGAATCGCGCAATGCCTGGTTATATGCCTTCACTCGTTCGGTTGTCCTTGCCGAATAATTCGATGATCCAAACCCTGCCGGTTCTGGGAGAGTAAGCACATACTCCCGCTTCCCAAACGCCTTGCACGCATTGACTAGAACCGCCATATTCTTCATGTATAAACCGACTGGAAGGTCAACGCCATCCTTGGCGTCATTCGTACCGATCAGGATGAAGACCTCCGGCGCGGCTGTCTTTTCGATGAGCGGGAGCGCCATGCGAAGCAACTGCGAACTGGTCCGACCAGGCAATGCCTCAACTTCGGGTATCAAAACATAATCATCTGTGATTGCAAGATGGGTCATGTAAAACGGCCAACTCATATCATACGGGTCTCTGGCACCACTGGTCAGGCTATCCCCCAAAAACAACATCTTCGACCAAATCTTCATAGTCGCTCTCGCAAATACTTCACTACTCTTTCGATACCGATCTCAATCGGAGTAGTGGGGGACCATAACAACAGCGTGCGAGCAAGTCGTATGTCTGGCTGGCGCTTCATAATGTCATGTGCGGGACGTTCACTGTGCACAATCTTTACCTTCCCGCCTACGGACTCCCTGACCATTCCTGCTATTTGCAAAACTCGCATGCTTTGATTGCCGCCGACATTGATCGCCAGATCGCTATGCACTTCCATTGCAGATTTCAAAGCCATGACACAATCTTCGACATACAACAGCGTGCGTGTCTGGCGGCCAGATCCGTGGACGTATATCTTGCCATACTTCAGGGCGTCCAGAGCCATCGTAGACACCAGGTTGCCGGTTGCCGTTTCACGCTCTCCAAATGTGTTGAAGATGCGAACGCGGGCACATATCGAACCATGCTCCTGCGCATGACTGATAATCAGGGTCTCGCCTGCCCGCTTCCCTTCGGAATACCCGGAACGGGGACCGCAAAAATCAAGCACTCCTGAATAAGTCTCGGGTGTAGGTAGAACTTTCGGATCCCCATATACTTCGGAAGACGAAGCAAACAATAACTTGACCGGGTGAGATGACTTTATCTGATATTCAAGGATTTGCAGAAGTGGGATGACGGAAACTTTGAACGACTTAACGGGGTGCGCTACAAAATCAGCAGTCGCAACAATGCCGGCAAGATGATAGATTTCATCCCACGGCTGCCTGCCGATATTCCACTTGTCAAAATCACAGGCATCTGCTTTGTGGAAAGTGAACTTCGGATGATCTTCGGACTGGATAAGGTTATCGGAATAGCAATACTCAAGCGTATCTAGAACATGAACTTCCCTGCCAGTCTTGAGCAGGGCTTCGGTTAGATGACTGCCGATCAATCCAGCGCCGCCGAGAATAAGAGTCCGTGTCATAAGGGCATTATACTATACGACCAAAGCAGAGTGACTACTCCCCACGCCTAAAGGCGGGGGCTTCTAGGGCACAGCCCAAAGAGTCTAATCCGACTCTCTCAATATTTATAGCGGCGTTCCAATCCCGATCTATTACATTGCCGTGAATTTTTTACCAGCCTTGCTATGGTGCGCAGATCTTCCCTCGATGGGCTTAAGTCCGGGTTCGTGCAGTACACACTTGCCATGCTTTAGGTAGACGCACTTTCCGTTCTGCTTCAGCCTCATCTCGCAGTGGCGTCCCCTCGGCTATCCGTTCAATCGCTTGTCGTAGTGCGTTCATTTTCA